ACCTACCCCATTTTGCGTTACAAAAGGTATTTGTGCATAAAGCTTACCTTCTCTTTCGTCAAAATTGTTTTGATTTATAGATGTTGAAGATAGATCTGTAGTTAAACCTACATCTGTTTTTTGTGTTGATTCTAAGGTAATTGTTTTATATCCCTTTACCGTTGATGGGCCTTTGTTAAAATAAAAATCTAACATTGTTTGATATAAGGCTCCATAGAATGTGTTATAGTTTTCCTCATCCTCATCGTGAACATAAAGCCCTGCATCTTTCCATGACACAAACTTTCTATTTATTTTACCATAATAATCTGCAACATGAGAATAAAACGTCATCCATCTTTTTTGTTTTTCAGCAAAAGAAACTACAGATCCCTCTGTTATTGTTGTGTGATCAGCTATATAATCTTCCCACTCTTCATCAGAACCTTCAAAGACACTTTCATAATACTCCCACTCATCTTGATTCTGCATTATCTCAGGAAACTGTACAATATATTCATTGTGTTTAGGATTCCAACCACCTTTAATTCTAAAGTGTTTATTGTCAGACATTAACATAGCACCTGTAATAGTTCCGTAATTTGTATCCCAGTTATATTGTGGATCGTATTTATCATAATCACTTGATCTATCTCTAAAGTAATCTGACATTTTAAGGTCTGATATAACCGTAATACCATCTCTAGATAATCTTAGCACAGCACCTCTTTTTATATCAGTCCAGTAGAAAATATTTCCATTCTTTACGAATGATTCTGGATTTTTACTTATACCATATTTACTAAAAAAGAAAGTTCTTGTTCCAAGTATTTTATTAGATAAAGCAACATTAGCCTCACCTTTAGCATTAAAAATAACATCCTTCTCAACAGGTATTCTATACGTTTCGTCTTCTTGAATCATTATAAGATCGGTGTCTCTAGATTCTATTTTTTGTATACCACCATCTATTCTGTCATAATCCTCCCAATTAAATAAAGATAAGTTAAATGAGTTTAATCCGTTATAAGCTGTATCTGGTTGATAAACATCTGAATAAGTAATAGAGGCCTCTCTATTATCCTCTTTATAATTTACAGAATATATATTCGCTCTACCTATACTAAAGTGATTAGTTTCTTGATAATCGTTTAAATAATAATCCTCTACATTAAAAGGAATATCATTTCCTGTTACCTGTTGCATTATTCTAGATTTATAATAAATATCACCTGTTGTAAACTGACCCACTGCTGGAGTGTTTGATGTAACGTTACCAAAAACATCTTCTGTAAAAGAACCTCCTTGATCTGCAATAGGAGCTCTGTGTCTTCTAGAGGCTTGGTCTATTTTATATTTTGTTCCAAACTCATAGTATAATGTTTCCTCAGGCCCCGTCTCTTCTTTTGCCCTGTATATTTCCATAACAGATTGTCTAAAGTTATCCGTTCCATTTATAACATCTTGTTTAGAGTATCCAGGTATTGGATTACCTTGAGCATCTTTAACTTCACGTACAATTAAAAAATACCCATCTTCTGATCCGTCAGAGTTTAAAGCATTTAACTCTTGATTGTTTTGTATTGGTGCCGATTCATCAAACGCACTATAATATTTAAATCCTGAAACGTGAACGTCTATATATTGATCCGAAATAAGTTCATTTTGTTCTTGACTTGGGCTTAAGGCCGATTGACTACCCGTTGTTATAAAACGAACTCTATCCCCTTTTTTAAACCTATAGTCAAATATATTAACATCTGGGTTAGGAATACCTTCTTCACTAACAGCATCAAGTGGTATATAAGAATCATCTCTACCCTTTAAGCCAGCCATACTTATATATATACGATCATCATCAACAACATCACTTTGATTAACATGAGCCTTTAATGATCTAAACTGAACAAATTCATCAACAGTATTATTTCTAGAATAAAACCATCTATAATGACTAGCCCAATCAGGAGCTTGATGATTTATTTTCCACATTATACTTACAGGTCCATTTATATCTATATTATTTTCATCTATAAGATCATTCTCTATATCCACATCCGCATTTGTTCTTTCTGTTGGAAACTTAACATAAGTTTTTGATTCATCATCTACAAGAACTGTAGAGCATCTACCTTTTTCATCGTAATAAACAAGTCCAAAATTATGAAAGGCTCCACTTTTAAAAGATGATACAGAGTTTATTCCACCACCATATTGATTATAAGGCGTTGTACCATAAGTAAGTTGTGCTGTGTTTTTAAAGTTATTATTAGAACCTGGTTGATTAGCATTGATGTTATTAATTAAAAAACTATATCCAGGAACGTTACCACCATTAGAGCTAATCATTCTATATTCATAAAGATTTAAATTAGGAGGTGATGAAGGAAATACGTTCTTCTTTGGTGCTACCCATTCTAATATTAACGTACTGCCATCTACAATAGGTCTTTTGTGCCAAGAAAAATCATAATCACTCGCTTGTTCTGGCTTATCTGTACCTACCCCATCTATATCTGACTCATCATTATATGAAGGTATGTCATTTAATGTAGTAGGATTTATCGCAGCTCTTAACTGCTCTGCAACGTGACTCATTTGTGTAGCCACATCCGTTTCTCCAGGTAGTGTTTGTATTGTATAATTAAATCTACAAACGTGCTCTTGAGAGTCTTGAGACTTAGCTGTCCCTAATTGATTAAACTCTCTTCTTACTTTAAACTTCCAACTAAGATCTATATTAATTGTAGCACCATCTCCCCAATTAACTAAACCAAAATTAAATAATAATTTAACTCTAGGAAAACCTTCTGCACCGCCAGCATTAGATCCCGTATAAACACCATTTCCAAGAGGGTTGTCCGTGGAAGACTCTACTAATGATGGGTCGCTAGCATTAATAACAACTTGAGTTGATTGACCTACTGTATTTAAACTGTGAGAATTAAAAGCTATATTAGCTGTACTATCACTAGCTATAGTGTCCACAAAACCATCTGAATCAGTATCAGTACCTAATGGGTTACCAAGACCTAGTGGATCAGATCCCCACCAAGCATTTATAGTATCTTCATCACCTTGATTTAAACTAGGATCTATAGTTAAAGTTGGTGCGTTAGTTGTGTTTAAAATACTACCAAGCGTATAAGCTAAATCATTTGTGCTAGACTGTTGATTATTAGTCCAGTAAGGAAATAAAACAATAGACTGAGCCTCTTGCCCTGTTAGGGCTGTTGGGTTAGATGTAAACCCATATTGAGGGGTTAATGATGTGTTTGTTAAAGGAACATCAAAACCTTCTGTATAGTTACCAAAAGCTAATCTATTATTAGATAAAACAGTTTGTGTTGTAGCTGATCTAGGAACGTTATCAAACAACTTTGTGCTCTCTACGCTATCTAAATTAGTGTACATTTTATCATTATAAAAATTAACTGTTTGTGTTGAGTCTTCATTTGTTAACCAAGCACCGTAATCATTTTTTATTTTAGCCATACTTTTAAAGTCACCTCTATTTCCTTTTGGAAAATTTCCAAGGTCCTTACATTTTAATACAGCTATTTCAATAAACTCAACAATTCCAGATGAGTTTTTTATAGTTACCTCTATTTTGTTATCAGATGATTGATTGTTTTCTTGAGGTATATTATTCATACTAACTTGAGAGGGAACAATATCACTAATAGGGGACCAGGCACTTACCTCTTTATCATAAAAATGATACCTATATTTAAATTGCCACATGTGACCATGTAGGTTATTCTTTTTAAAATTTGGATCTGTTGAATATGTATATACAGGATAGTCAAGAGGAGGTCTTTTAATTAGCTCTACATATTGTTTTTTATCTGCCGATGGATAAGTTGGGCTATATAATTGATATGGATAATAATCACTTAATGAATAACCAGTAACAACTCCCTCTTCGTTTACTTGGTATGGGCCCACTATCCCATCAATCAAGGCCATGCTAGATCTAGACTTTATAACATTAAGAGCGTTTGGTTCTCCATATTGCCTTGAAGTCCAGTAAAGAACATCTCCTACTTTATCAATATCATTTATTAAAAACTCCTTTCTCCAATTAAATACACTTGTTCCTGGGTTACCACTGTCTCTAAAAATTGTAGTTATATTATTAGACTGTAAGTTATATCTTAATATATGATGAAGTCCCGCTCCAGGATCACTAGCCACCATATAGTATATATGATCATTTTTAGTATCCTCATAAGTCCCTATACAAGTGTAGTTTACAGGGATTATTTCTGGATGTTGACCTAAATTAGTTAAGGCCGTAAAACCACCTTCCATATAGTTTTTATTTGCCTCATCAACCACATTCCATCCCATTGAAACAAAACCATTCTCAGGTATTAATAACTGATCACTATCTCCATACGGACCATTTACAATGTTAACATCAGGACTTCCTTGAGTTAATATATTTATATGAAACTGTTCAACAGAGGTGCTACAAGTACCCTCAAACAATAAGGCATAGGCATAAATTTGACCAGGAGTATAATTAGGATTACTTGTTATAAGATTAGTGTTTTCAAACCAATCCTCATCATTCCAGTATTCAGAGTTATTATTTATAACAGTAACTGTTACTCCAGCATTTGAGAACATTGGCCCATAAGTTTCTACAAAAGCCGTTAAGTAAAGTAATTGATTTTCAGCAGTAGACCCTTCGTATTCTATAGGGGCCTGTATTTCTGGAGTGTTTACATTTGATAAAGAGCTTGTAAGGCCTATATTAAAATTTGCTGGATAATAACCCTGCTCTGTATCTGAAATATAATTAGATATGGGATTATCTATAAGCTGTCCGTTAAAATACGCTGAAGGATTTTGTTGTATAACGTAATCATAAGCTTCTGGCCAGTTAGAATAATTAGATATGTAATTATTAGAAGGCATAAAAAGAATAGTCCTTTGAGGTGTACACTTTCCAACTAGATTGGGAAATTCATACGAAACTATTTTATTACCTTTTATATTTTCTATAACACCTTCTGTGTTTGACTCAGAAGATATATTTCTTATATTTAAAGCATAGTGATAATCACCATTCTTCAATAGTCTAGGATCGGTGTCCTTGTCTAGTCCACCTATAAATACTCTTTTTAATTGTTGGCTAGGCATTTATTTAAAGTTTTGGAGCCTGCTTAAATGCTTTTCTTGTAGTCTGTAAAGCCTCTTCTTTATTGAATGACTGCATTCTAGCTCTAGCAAGTCTCTTTTGATTATAAAATTCTTTCTTAGCAACCATCTTCTCATTCATATTAATTGCTCTTTTTCTGTATATAGATTTCCAATACACATAAGCCTTTAAAGCCTCTTCAGCAAAAGCGTGTATTTTTATCTCATCTCCAGATAAACCTGTTGACCCATCTGAAATGTATTCTAATATAACACTTCCTGTGGTACTTGAGAACTCCATAGTTCCTTCATTTAAATTCTCTCTATAATAACCATTTGCGTTATTACCTCCACCCTGTCCGAATCTACCATGTATACCGTCTCCAGGAATATTATCTGTAAATATAGGAGGGTCTGTTTCATTATCATTAGTAGTTGATTTAGATCCGTGAACAAAATTTATTTCAGTTTTTTGTCCTAAATAATTCATTTCCCCATTACCCCCAACAACACCTATCTTTACATAAGAAACATAATCAAGGGGAAGTCTAACTGTATTTTTGTGATCTAGAGATAACTCTATTGTTTTTATTTGCCTTACTGTATCAAAGCTTAATTCTTTTAATCCACTTAAAGCCATCTTAAAATATCTTAAATAATCATGCTCAGTAGACTTTCCTTCTTCAACAATAAGATCTTGTATAACATCTTGCACAGACACAAATTGTGCTGAATCCATGTTATTATTTTGTTCGTACCAATTTTGATTAAAACTCATCTTTTATTTATTTAAGGTTATCATTAGTCATATCTTCTCTAGCTTGTCTCATAACTCCAAATATTTGAACAAGATTTTTTACTATAATAGACACAAAATCAGAAGGTATCGGGTAAGGGTCTGTGTCACCTATAGATGCGGATGAGGCTATATATGTAATCATAATAGATTGAATATCTTCGTCATTATACCTTCCGTGTAAAAGTATAGCCCTACCACTTATATAATAATAATCTCTACCACTCATCTTAGCAGCCTTGTTATATAAAGTGTTATACACACTACCACTAGGCATTCTTGTGAAAACAATAGGCTTTCTAAATCTACCTGGATAATATCCAGGAATGTCTAACTGACCAAATACAGCAGGAGCCCCATCAAGTAGTCCTATAACATAAGTTCCAGTTACTAACTGTGCATTAACAACGCCAGGGCTTTGAATGTCAATAGAAAATCCACCCTTAGGCTCTATCTCTTGTATAAATATTGGAGACCCTACAGAAAACCCACCAAACCCATCTGTACCAAGATAAGTACCCGTTCCAGTAAATTCTGTGGATACAATTACATTTTGTTCTTTCGCTATTTTATCTGCGTTCTTTAACACAAAAGCTTTTGCTAAATACTGCTGTGCAAGCTCAATAGCCATAGTAGCATTTCCTGAGGATTCTAAAACATCCCCCCAATCTTCGTTAGAAAAATCTACTGTGTATGGGGTGTTATTTATTATAATCTCTAAAGAAGTGTCAGATATTTGATCTTGAGAAAAACCACCTGCGTCAAGTGACGAGTAAGTAAACCCATGACTGCCATCAGACTCCGCTGAATTAATTGTTAAGTTTGAAATTTTAAAATCATAAAGCCCCGTTAAAGTTATAGCAGCCGTAGTATCTGTTGCAGTAGTTGTTGTGTATGATAATTTAAAGTCTTTTAAAAATTTTTTAAAATCATCACTAGAAGATATAGCTTGTGATAATCCTTGCCAACTGTATATTGTATTTTTAAATTTTTTTGTATTAACATTAAAGCTAATGTTATGTTCTTTTGGCTCCTTATAAGTGTCGCCTGTATTTATCTTGAATGATATAATATAATTATCATCCATTTTTAAAGGACCACTTGAAAGAATTATAAAAGTGCTATCAGGGGTTGAGGTTGAAGTTAGTGGGGCTGTTACCGTAACTCCTAAAACCCTTCTTTGTTTCATAGCCACTGCTGAAGGGGCAACAGAAGACACGCTTTGAACTGCCATGTCTTTAGGTAAAGAAATTATATCAGGCAATACAGCAAAAAGAGGGGCTCTATCTCCTGGAGATTTGTTAACAGTCAATTCTCGACCTGATAAAAATTGACCCAAAACCTCTGATTCATTTTTTGAGGTAGCAGTTCCCTTTGTATACATAGAGTCCATTATTTGAGCCTTTATCATAGCGTCTCTTTCCGCATCAACTAAAGGCATTATATCTCTTAACTCTATTCTAGAGTCTTCATTAACCTCTCCTCCATTAATAATTCTTAAAACTTGTTCTGCTATACTTTGTCTTGTTGCCATTTACTATTGTTTTTGATCTTTCATTTTTCTTTCCGCATAACCTAAAGGTTCTCCATCTCTAAGTGATATACCTATATAAGAAAGCATTCTTTGGGCTATTTCACTATGTGTTTTTTCTGGCAATTCTAGTTCAACTGTATTTGGACTCGATGGGTTGAATACATACATATCATTAACCATAGTATATCCCCAATGAGGGCTTCTTGGTTTTCTAACGTATTCTAAAAATATACTTTGTGAAAAAGGCTCTAACGTTCCAGCATTCCAGGTTTCAATAATTTCTGAGGCTGGTGCATCATAAACCTCAAACCCCTCATCAATCATAACAGCAACTAGATTGGATTGATTTATAGGAACAATAACACTTGATCTTCTTTTTGCAAATTGATCTAAAGTTAATAGTTTAATCTTTCTTGGAGTGCCTGAACCCCCTCCTTTATGCATAGATATAAAATGTAAATAATCATAAGGGTAACTAAACGCCCCATTTTTTGTTGAATCAAATTCAGGGTATGGATTAGGATCTGGCATGGCGTTAGCTGGTATAAATATATTATTATAAACCAATAACCTTCTTTCTACTACCGTTCTTATGTCATCCAGTACAGAATGACTTAATTCTAAAATCTCAGAAGGCTTATCCTTTCCCTTGTATCTAGCAACTCTATCGTGTATTAAATCAATTTGAGCTCTTTCAGCTAGCATATTAAACTCAGAAGGCTTTATAAACCCTCTTTGTTCTTTGTTTGCTATAAATTGTATAAACTTATATAACTCATCAATCGTCATATCTAAACATTTTCAACAAATATAGCAAAAAAAAAGGGAGGCAACAAACTTGTACCCCCCTTATTGTTAATGTAAAGTAATGTTAATTGTATTTAGATAAGTGTATTTTTATCTGATCCATAATAGAACTACCAGAATCAGTCATACATTTATCAGCTAGAAAGTCCACTGGCTTAACTCCCAATGGTACTTTTGTTATTACAGGTCTTGTGTCTCCCTGGACCCACATAACTTGTTGAGCATTCCAATCTATAATTCCAAAATCTTTAGCTCTAAGTAATGATTGTTTAATTTCCATCTTAGGATCATCAAGTCCTGTTATAAACTTTTCAGGATCTTTCTCAGCTAAAACTTTCATATCATATCTAATCTCATCTGTAGATTTATCAACCCTTACTCCTAATACTTGAGCATATCCTAAAAGCTTATCTAAAGGGAGTTCAAAAACTAACTTTAAAGCATCCATAGATTTAACACTTTTTTGTAACCTCTCCTGAGCTTGTTTAGCGTAATCCATAAGTTTAAATGATGCAGGTGATGTAGCTACCCTATTAGGGTTACTAGAATTAGAGTTACACATATCTAAAAACTTTTTTAAAGTAGGGTTTGTGTAATCCACTCTTAAGAATCCATTACTAAATGTAATAGGAGATTTTACTTTTGCATCTTCTTTTTGCTCATCTTCAAATATAGATGACTCCCCAGGTATGTATCTTATTTTTCTATTAACACCTTTTTCTTCATCAAATATAATATCCTCAGCCTTTAACATATAAACAATAGGAAATTTAAGATGACCTTTACGATCTCTTCTTTCTTTTATTAATCTATACGTAGTAGCTTCTTTAGAATTTTTCTTAAAACCTAGATTAAGGTTTTTTATTCCGTGAGTATTTGTTTTTTTAACTGGCTTTTCTGCCACAATAGTGTCCTCAACACTTTTTTCTTGGTATGGAGGTATGTTAATATTTTCTTTTACCTCTATTACTTTTTTTGCTTTTTTCATTGTATTAAAAATTAAATTAAATTAAAATTAAAACATCTTGGAGGAGGATAAGCTCCCCCTCCTTAATGTGTTCTTTAGACTGCCTATATATCATTTCAAGACAGTTAGTAATTAGAATTAATCAGCAGCTGCTATTTGATCTACAACATGTATTCCTGTAATATTGCTATCAACAGAATCACTAGTTACAGCATCAAAAACAACGATAAAACCATTATCTCTTGATATAGGCTCATTAATTGCCTCAGCAAGACTCACCATGATATTTTTTGCAGTAAAATCACCACAATCCAATACCACAACGTCTAAATGGTCATCACCAGCATCTCCTTCAGCAGCAAATGCTTTTTTCATTGGTTTGAAAAACAATGAGCATCTACCACTTGCACCAGTTACGGCACCAGCAGTTGATGAATCACCAACAACTAATCCTTGAAATGCACTAAGTGGGTACATAACAGAACCATTACCTGGGTCGTCATCATTAGCCAACGTACTGTCTTTTCTAAAATATAAATACTTTTCCATTTTTTATAAAGTTTATAAGGTTAATAATTAAGATTTCTTGATTAACATGTAACGGTTAGCCGCAAATCCTTCAAAACCTCTTTCACATCTGTAGTGCGATTGTAGCACATCAGTAGTGTTAGTTTTGTTTTGTAGAACAGCAGAACCAGTTAACCAGTGCTCCATATCTCTAGAATAACCATTAGCAGCCTTATATCGTATTCTTAACGATGGAATGCTTTCACCAGACTTAGCGTCTTTTTGCATATCCATAGGAATACAAACACCGTATCCGTTGTAGTTGAATCCAGTAGCTCCTAATAATCTAGGGTGGTTAAATAAATCATAAGTTTTCTTATGGAATGTATAACCTCCTCTAGTGAATGAGTTGAAACCTAAGTTTAAAGCCATGTCTTTACTATTTTGGAAAGCACCATAGTTAGCACCGCCAGCAGCATAAGCTCCTTGAGATGCTAATAAATCATCAACATCTAAAGATAGATTAATACCTGAATACATAGCGTATTCTTTAGCACCTCTATATTTATCTAATGATTTAATGATTGCATCAAAGTCTGCCATTGTGATAGAAGCAGAACCTAAGTCCATAGACTGTCCTGTAGATTCTATCCAAGGAAGTAAACCTTGAGTTCCTCTTAACGTTGAGTTGTTAGCAACGTTATTACCACCTGCAAATGCAGTAGTAGTAGCTTCTAAATCAGCGTTAGTAATATCCTCACCTAACATCATCATGATCTCAGAGTAATCCAAAAATCTCTTGTAAGTGTCAGACTCTCCTTTTAGGTACCATACATATCCTGAACCCATTTTTTCATTGTCTACTTTTACATATACAACGTTTGTAGCCTCAGAACCTGTTACCTCGAAAGATTCTTTTAATATCATACACTTGTTAGAGTATTCATGTACTAATGGAGATAAACCATCTGGTTGTGATCCTCCTTCTGGATGAGCATTACCAATGATTGCGAACTCATAAGCATCGCCTGTACCTGTTTTTGCTTGGTTTTGACCATCTATAGAGTGAACTACGACAGTTCTTGTAGATGCACTAGGCATAGCCGAGCTAATTACGTACCACATATCACCATCTTTATCTCTTAAGATGTCACCTGGTCTTACTGCCGCATAATCGTCAGTTCCTATAAAGTTTTCGTTATAAGAGTCTGCCGCAAGCGTAAGAGTTACCGCAGCAGTATTAGTTGCTGAAGCAGATGAAAATGTTGCAGAGATGCTGTGATGTCTATAAGTTTCCTCATAGTGTTCAAACGTAGTGTTTGAAGATGGAGCTTTCGACCCCATTAATTCAAGAAGTCCTGTAATACCTTGTTCGCCATAACGCTTAACAAGCTTTTCAGAGACATCTCTTTGTCTAAATTGACCCGAAGTAGATGTTAAAGCACTTACATAGTTCTCGTTAGTTGCAACTTGAACTGCTGAAGGCTTTATCAACATACTGTTAGGTATATTTACTGTTGCCATTTTTTATAAATTTTAAATTAATATTTGTTGTTATCTATTCCATAATGATCCCGTTCCTCCATGTATCTGATCATCTAACTGCTCAATAATAGACTTGTCTTTTGATATATTACTTTTAGGCTCGTTGTTAAACGATGGATTTTTTATATCCCTTACCACCTGCTCGGTGCCTTTGGATCTATATTGACTCGCAACACTTCTTATAATATCTTGAAAATTATCCAAGACAAACATATCAATGTTTAATTTGTCAAAGTTCCAGTCGCCTGATTCCTCTACATATCTATCGAAAAAATTATTAAGATTAGAATTTGATTCAACTAATGACTTTTTATGGTCATCGTTTAATTGAAAATCAAAAACCTCTCCATTATCATTTATATCAAAAGATAGAGATTCTACATCATCAACTTCGGTCTTCATGCTGTTAATCCAATTTTCCCTTACTTCATTTGCTTCTTCATTACTCATGCCTTCATTTTTTACTGGCATTCTGTATTGCTCTTGCGTATTTGTAAGATCTTTTCTGGCGTTAGCAACATCTCTTTTAAGCTCAATCTGCCCAAGCTTCTTCTCAGCTTCATTACCACCTTTATCTCCTAATTTGTATTTAGAGGTAATTAATAAATTAACTTCCTCAGTTGTAAGGTCAGGGTTATTTTGTTTCATATAAACCTTCATTACATCCTCATTAGATATTTTATTGTAGTCAATCGCTTGAGTTTGAAGGTATTCAATAACCGATCTCCCAGTCTCACTTACAAACTTGTTCATTTGTGCTATCTGTTCGTTAGCAAAATTAAGTTCTCTTGGAGAGAGAGCGTTTTTGGCATCATCAACAGATGAAAACTCTGTGCCGAACTTCTCGTTCATGTAATTCACAAAGCCTTCATTTACTTCAGATTCCGTAGGTTCTTGATCCTCTTGTGCAGGTTGATTGCTAGATTCAGTATTTAAAGAACGATCATTATTTTCTTTTACAGGATTTTCTGTTTGCACAGGCTCCTCCTGTTGTACTTGTTGTGGAGCTTCTTGAGTAGCTTCTACTGGTTGTTCTGGTGCTGGAGTTGTTAAATCAACTACCTCAGCAGCTTGTGAATTGTCATTAGATACTACCTCACCGCTAAATTGTTCTGCGATGATTTCTCCCATTTCGTCACTCATAATAAATTAAATTTAATTAAACAATATTTTTGCAAAAGTAATTATTTTATTTATTAAAACAAAATTTTACTTATGTATTTTTATTCCATTTCTGGTAAATTACCAAATTCCTCATCAGGATTCTCTATAGGGGGTTGATTACCCTTTCTTTGTTCTATCATTCTTGATTGAAAATGAGCACTTTTTTCTATAGTATCTTTTCTAGAATCCCCTTGTATTTTACCAGCAGCAACCTTAGCTTGATTACCTAAATGAATTTCATTCATTCTTCTTTTATGAGAAGCTTCTTCAAATTGATTCTTTAATTGAAACTCTAACTGCATTTTCTGGCTTTGCATCTGTGCCTCTGCTTGCATTTTCTGCATTTCTATTTGAGCTTCCATTTGTAGCTCTTGTTGCTTTGCTTGTGTAGCGGCCATGACAGATTGTTGCTGTTGTTGAGCGTTTGCTTGTGAAGCAGCTTTTTGCATGCCAATTTGCTCTTCTTGATATTTCTTTCTTCTAAGTATAAGTAATTGATTGGCTAGTTTAACATTTTTTATATCTCTAATCATTATAGCATCCTCTATACGAAGCTCTTTCTGTGCTATAGAAACTTGAATGTTCTGCTCTAACCTAGCCTTCTCTTCTTCATCAGGAGCTATTTCAATAAATATACCAAAGTCTCTAGCAGATACATCTTTATTTACTTTAATCGTCTCTATAGTAGAGCTACCTATAGCTGATATATAGCCATCAATAGCTTTATCATACTCTACTATGTCTTGTAACTTTAAGCATATAGACTCAGATAAATTCTTAAATATTTTTAAAAACCCATCATTAATACTTCTAGTGGCATTATTAGAGGCTAATAACTGCATTTTTTGAACACCAACTAAAGCTTCACTAGATGGTTTTGTTCCATCTCTAGCTTCATTGACACCAGTTACATCCCTAACCATTTGTAGATTGTGTTGATATATTTGAATCAACTGCATCATGTCTCTACCTATACCATTTTCCAACTCTTGTACAGGAACAGCGTTTGATGCCGCTCCTTCATCATCCATTCTTCTGTAGTATATATTACCTGTTTGATCAAATATCTCTTGAAGCTCAAGTGGAGTAAACGTTCCACCATCACCTTTAGAAACATTCTCTAAAGACCCTACCTCAAAAGCAGCTCCCTTTGGTCTAGCTTTAGCCATTACTTGTTGCATTTTTAAATGAGCTAATTGTATCTGATCTCCAAATGGAATCATTCTTTGAACTAAGGAAACATTCTGCATTTTATGAATGTTTGGGGTGTAAACCATATAAGATAAAGAAACCTCAGATAGTTTTGATTTTTTTCTAGACATGTTCTTAGCAAGACCATAATCAAATATAAAATCTGTTCCCACAATATACTTACCACTATAAACTACCTTAACAGAATTTTGTATTACTTCTCTTTTATTTTTAGATTTTTTTGGAGTCTTATAATTATAACCCCTTTTGTTTACAGCGTATCCGCCATAACTATTTTGTTTCTTCTCATACTTCATGTCATAAGTAGATATAAACTCAGCATCCATTATTTCTATAGAAAACTTATCGTACTCATGGTTATAATCCCCTATTCCAGAAAACCTACCATTATTCATATAATCAGTATCTTCTGTTTTCTTTGCATAATTTTCTGCTATATCTTTATATTGTTCTTCGGTAAACTGATCACCAGCCATTTGTTTTAATTCAGCTATAGATATAGTGTAAACTTCACCAGCGTGCTGTATATTTTTGTAATCAGGATAATTTGTGTGAGATGTTATTAAGTTTGATGGATCAACATATCTTATCTTCACTCCATAAGAAGGGTCTATATAAGTTTTTATAGAAGCTGTTCCAATAACAACCATATCTCTTATTAACTTTCTTCTCATTTCTTCAAAATCATTTTGTTGTAAAACAAAAGTAATTCCATTCTCTATAGCTATTTCTTGAGCTTGTTTGTAATTTAAAGACATAAATATCTTTATTTCATCATAATCTTTAGCTACAAAACCAGGCTTATCATAAGCTCTTCCTGTTTTTTGAGTCATTATAGATCTAATTGGGCCCAATAACATATCAGCTACCATTTTTTTAGTATCTTTTCTTCTAACATCTATTGATATAGGGTCTATAGCGTTTGCTTTTACACTATGCTCTTGGTTGATAATGCTCCCACAAACAACATCAACAAATTTAGGTATAATAGAGACAGGGGTCCAATCTATATTCATATAAGAACTATCCCCTTGAACGTCTAATAAATCTTTATACTTACCAACACTCTGTGTTCCCTCGGCATAAGATCTCATTTTTTCAAATCTTCTTTTTCTGTCTTGGTAGTTCATTTGACTGTTATTTTTCCAGTCGTGATACATTTTTTTAAAATACTGAAGACCGTATTCATTTTTAGCTTTATCTTCGTTACTAACAAAGATAGTAGGGTACCCTCCTATAGTTTCAAATTGTGTTTTCATCTATACTCTCTTAGATATTAATCCTGAATTATTATATTTTTTTATAAAGTTAATACTTATTTTTTTAACTTTCTTTTTTGTGACATGTTTTTGAGCACCAAGTAAAGCCAAGCTAGATGCTACTGAAGCATCATACTTTGTTCTATTATCTGGTTCAAATCGACTCCAATCATCTAGTAGCCTATTAAAATAACATTTACCCATTTCCATTGTNTCTATATCAAGTATGCCTATATAATCATACACATAAGAGGCAATAGCTTCCGTTTGTGCATTTAATACAGCAACACCTGTTGATGGTATTCCTTTTGTTCTTTGCTTTCTGCTACTGTCTGTATGAGTTGATTCTGGTCTATCCATTAAATACTCATAATAACCTCTTCTTTCAAAATACTTTATAATACCTATTTTATTATTCTCTACTAATATAGGGCAACCATAAAAAACACAAGTTTTAAGAACATCTTCATAAAACATTTCTGCCTTAGGTGGCCTAGCTATATATTCACAAACAAACACATTAGAAAAATCATCCATCATTGTGAATTTTTTATACACATAACAAGCAGCATCTGATCTCCTTCCGTCAGTTGTTGTGTCATGATCATAAGGGTCACATCCAGCTACCATTTCTATTTCATTACCTGGACACTTTTTAGTGCCTTTCATTTTTATACTATTTATTCTATCTTCTGGAGGTAACCAAGATATTCTCCATCTACCTGTAGATCCTGGCCTCCAAACAACTTTAGTATCCTTCATTCCATCCTTCCATATAAAATCACCCTTTACTATTAATCCTTCCGACTCTTCATTATAATCCATTTGTTGATAGATTCTTTCTACGTCAAAAGGACTATGTCTTGAATCACTTCTAAAAGCCTCTTCAACAGTAAAAGGTCTTTGTCTTTTTTCTTCAGAAAGTTTTGTTGTATTTTTTTTATACCCCTCTCTTACGTTTTGAAGATATTCTTTTGATCCTATATTTTTTCCTATAAACTTAGCTTGTTCTTTTGTAGGATTACTAATAACAGACATACCGTACTCATCTATAAAGCCTTCATACCCATCGTAAGCTGGAGTAAAGTAACTATACATGCCAGATCTAGTTCTACCATTACCATCTCTTTCTTCTATACTACTATCGTCCCATATGTTTTTAAATCTTTCACCACCTGAGTCAGCCATTTCGTTAACTGTAGTTGGCATAAAACATTTTCCTATAATTCTATCACCTAGTGTTAAGCAGGATCTAACAACTTGCCAATTCTTCTCTACATTAGCGTCCACCCATTTACCACCCTCATCACATAAATATCTAATTAGTTTCACGGAGTCATAAGAGTTATCTTTTGTGTTTCTCCAGTCTATCTTACTATTTAAAGCTTCTGACTTTACAATTTTCTTAAAATTTTTAGAAATTTTCTGCCCTGGTGCATTAAAGCTTAATGTACTTTTAGGGTTATCACTACCATCTATAATAGGTTGAAAGAAAAAAGGTAAATGCCTAAACATATAAACCAACTTATCAGTAAATAATGATTTAGCATCTACACCTGTTTTACTTATAATGCCACCATGTGAATTGTATCTAGATGTTATTTCATGCAGTAGCATAGCGGCACCCTTATAAGAGGCACCTTCTCTACGATGTTTTACCATAACCATCCCAAAGCACTCTGGATCATTTTTACATATTTCCCAAAAAATAAAGAACCTTCTATCCCTATCTCTATATTCAGGATAACCTATATCTAGTTTGCACCAGTTTAAATAATAGTAATGTTCCCCTGTTATATATGTAGGTTTTCCATTATTCATAAACCAAACACCTTCCTTTCTTCTATCGAACTCTTTGTTTATAAATTTTGAATGACTGGCTGCCGTTTCTTCTGAAATGGCATCTGGAAGCTCTGTCCTCGTCCACTTTTGATCTTTCTTTTTTAGATCTGAAAAAAGTATATCTTTTTTCTTGGGCTTAGGAGGGAGCTTAAATTCTAATCCATTTACTCTTATTTTTCCTTCCATAAGAAATTTTTACCAATTATGCAAATATAGTAAAATAAATTGTACTGTCTATTTTTTAGCGTATTTTTCTGAGAAGCCAGCTTGAAAGGAATTTTCCTCTTTATCTATATCTTGACCTACCTCTTCTCCTTCAATTTGTTTTTGAATTTTATTTATAGACATTAGAATTTCTTGAGCGTCCATAAAACATTCTTTTTTCGCTTTCATAGCGTTTCTAGCTTTATCATCTTGTAATTCTGGGTCTACGGGTTTTTTAACTTCCTCTAATAATAAATCAAACGCCTGTCTCCCCGATTCTATTAATTCCTCTAATCTTTTTTTTACGTCTAAGTTTTTCATTTTTCTTTAAATTTAATAATTTAGAGCACTTTTCGTATTCTTCGGTGTCTTCGTAATATTTTATCATAAGATCTAAAACGTCATTAAAGATAGAGCTTTTAAGGTCCTTTTCGCTAACCACGTTCCATAAAAGATAAGGAACTTCGCTTGATTCTAGTATTTCATCTAAGGACTTTTTACCCATGATAAGGTCGTAAGAGTTTTCCATACATAAGTCTAAGATTTCATTGTCCTCCATACTATTTTTCTATTTTAGCTAATATATCAAAATTTCTCATCCTCATCAATTTTTTCCCCATAATATCCATATCATACTCTGAATTTTCTGAAAAAACAACCTCATCTCCCTTCTTTACCCCTAACTCCTTTAACTCTTTATTTAAATGCCTTACGTACCCATGAAGTTCGATTTCCTCCATTTCAGGCTTAATTAGTATACCTGATTTTGTTTTAAAATCATCTTCATCTTCCATTTTTTGCTCTACAAGATTCCAGTAATGTAACATCTTTAATTTACCATTTCTGACTCTACAATAAACGTCACTCCAAAAAATCTTATAAACAAGATCTTCTTCATAAAACTTAACTTCATTTTCATCTTGTGTTAAAAAGTGGTGACAATAAACAATATCTCCCTTTTTTACATCAAGGTCTATTCCACATGTTAATGTCCCTGGTGTTTCCACCACAACTCCATATTGCCTAGCTAGAACCAATGGTGCAAAACTGGTATCTATTACTAATTCTGTGTCACCAACATTAGTAGTGTCTTCGGTTTTCTTTTCTACCTTAACAAAAAAATAATCTTTTATTGGTCTCATATATTATTGTACTTCATAAGATTCTCTTTCCTGAACATCAAATTCTATAGCTGTCGGTTGATCAAAAAACCTTTTCCAAGGTCTTGAAAATTCATCTCCCTCCGTTTTTATATACACATCATAAACAACCTGTTGATGTTTAAACCATGCCGCTTCATCCTGTATTATAGCAGTCACCTCTACAGTTCCTCCTAACATTTTTTGACCAACTTTATAAGTTAATCCTTGTTTTAAGTCTCCTATTGTTATTTTTCTTATTATAGGATTTATTGATTCAATTTCCATTTTTTTCGTTTTTTTCTGAGTAATAAAAGTCTAAATCATCCACCTCGCCAATCGTTCTACCATTTATCGTCACGTAACCACCATTCTCAATAATTTCTTTTTCTGATTTATATTCCCCATCTTTTTCCATTATCATAGCAACTTTATAAAGAATAAGATACCCTATTAAGTCAGATATAGTATCCTCTGTTTCGTCATTAACTCCTACGTTTTGTATACGCATAAGTTTATCATCTATTCTTGAACCTAATGATTCAAAAACATCTCCTTTTGAAAATACACCTGATGGATTTAGAGCGGAATCTCCGTAGTCTCTATTTTTTTGTAGAAGTAGATTTTTAACGTCTTCACAGACCTTTTCGATTAGTTTTTCGGTTTTCATGTTATATTAAATTAAATTTCTACCAATATAGTAAAAATTTTTTATTAATACAACTAGCCTATAATTCTACTAATTCTTTCGTAAAATAAAATAATTGATTTAGCGGCAGTGGTAAGGGTTTCTACTCCAACAAAAGGAAATAAAGGAACTCCGCTTGTTAAAGCTAAAGATTTTGTGGTAGAATCACTTTGTGTAGCACCACCTGCTGTAGCTGATGTAACCAGCCCATATTGAGCGTCATTAACAAATACAGAAACTTGTCTATTTATATCTATTTCTATTCTTAATCTGTAAACAGTATCTGCTGCAACCGCAACACCTAAGTCCGTTATGTAGTCAGTTCCTCCAACAGAGTAAACAAAATGTAAGTTAGCGTTATCTAACAACGCCCCCTGAGTGGTGTCATTTGTTGCATATAAAAAGTAAGCCTGATCGTCATCTGTTGCGTAAGCAGCGTCATTAGTTTTCTTTATACCAGCCCAAAAAGAAGCGTCTGCTATAGAATCACCTGTTTGAATAGCACCCTCCCAAACAACTTGTTTTTGAGTCAACCAACTACTGGAGTTCCACATAGTTTGATTTGCATCTGCGTGAGGTAAAACAATAACCTGATCATTAGCTGAATTGTGAGTTATTAAATTCATACCCCCATAAGACCCAGTATCAAACCTAATAGTAGCATTTGCCACATCTGTTCCAAGGACCTCGAAGTCTTTATTGGCTCTAACATAATTAGCTAGAAGAGTTGCATCATCTGCATTAGGGTCTATAACCATAGTAAGGTTAACCGCTGGTAATTTTTTAAAGTATTCTTCTAGCTCTATTCTTTGTGTACTTTTTCTAAAAGATCCAGTGCCCGTCATCTCTAGATCTCCATTAACCACAACCTTTTCATTTTGTGTATCAACTTTAAGTAGTTCTGTGTTACCACTCTTACCTACTTTAAATGCACTGGTGTCAGATCCCAGTGAAAAGTTTGCTGTTCCAGAAAAATTACCAACATGTAATGTTGATGTAGGAACTGTATTATTTATACCAAAGCTTGTGGTCTTAAAGAAAGATCTATTGTTATTATCCTCTATACACATGTAATTATTATTACCTGGAGAGGTTACATCTATATCACCAAGTTTTATATTGTAAGATCCATTTGTGTCACCTATATAAAATTTATCATAACCATCTGAACTTTCTACTAACATAGATTTAGTGGAGGTTCCTATAATGTGTAAATTTGCTGATGGCGTAGAAGTTTCTGAAACGTTAATAGCGGCACTTCCAGATATATGTAAAGAGCTTCTTCCTAAATGAATAGCACTTTTTACTCCATCACCGTCTTCTATTCTTGTTGGCGTGGTAGAGTTAAAACCTGTTGTTGCTTCAGTTTTAATTAAACTTTTATAACTGTCTTTTATTTTTTGTCCTGTTAATGAGCTCATTTTATTTTATTATTTATTATAAACCATATTTATCATGAAGGTACTTTTGTATTTTGCCTAAATTAGAATCGCTAACAGCATTATTGTAAATAAGAACTTCATGTATAGCACCAGTACCTGAGTCCGCACCAGCACCAAGTGTTGAGTTGCTAGTATCTTTAGATCCAAGAAAAAACATTACACGGGAACTATTTGCGGTCAGATCTCTATTATAGGTATCATCCAAAGCGGCCTCTGTAGCAACAGGGCTACCTGCGTTATTATATATCCTACTATTAGTGCTATTATTAACAAAGCTCCAAGCCTCAAAATCTGGAGAAGCCCAGGCTGTGGCACTCACAACCCTTTGAGAACCATCTCTAGATTGGTATTCCATTTCATCTGAGACCGCCTCTAAAGCAACTTGAGAAGTTTGTCTGGAGCTATCTACAAAACAAAAAAGTCCTTGGTCATTACTTGTGGATATAGTGCTTTGATCAGTTTTAAAAACAATAAACATACTTACGTTATCATGATCAAGTGTAAACCCTCCCATTCTATTTGCTGATGCAGCACCTGCTGCGGTTAAATATTGTGAATATAATTTTTGATTATTAACGCTAAATTCTGCACAATTTAAACCATTTGTTCCCGCTTTCCAGGCAGGTCTTTGCGAACTAAAGGGTTGTTGAATAAAAGCATTTAACGAAACAGAGCTTGCTCCTAAACCGTCATAAGCCTTATTGGTTACTTTTGATATTGGTTTATTTATTGTAATAGGAATATGATTGAGTCCATCTGGTTGAAACACGGTGTCAATGTCAGTAAAATCATACCAACCAACCAGTCCAGATACTTGCTCTGGTGAGAACGGTAAGGAGCTAACGCTACCTGAAGTTATACTATTTCCTAAACCTAACATATTATATTATTAAACTTCTACTGTTTTACCTGTTGGGGCTAAATAACAAATGCAAGATCCTGCATTTAATTCCACTGAGCTCCAAGCTCCATATATAGTTACTCCCGCAGGAAACGTATGAGAAGTTGTTATTACTGTTGCAAAGTTACTTGTGTTAGCTGTAGCACACTGCCATTCAGCATCTATCTCATCCTCACCATCTACCGTACTTATGCAAGCATTGTCCAACCTTGTACTATTGTGGTTAGTTAAAGTTTGAAATGAAGTGTCAGCAGTAAGTATTGTTATTGCACATATAAACTTAGGAGACTTACCACTTGTTTTAAAATCCATCTTCGCTCCATCTCCAGTAAGGTATGTGCTTCCATATTGACCGAAAGCAGCTTCATCTGCCTTTGTTCCTGATATTGCCATATTATTATTTTTTAAATTTAATGATTCACAAATATAGGTAATTATTTTCAATATAAGAAATATTTATTTATATTTGCTTTACTATAATTTAAATCAATGCAAATAGACCTAAAGAGCTGTCTAAAGAATTACAGAAAAATACTGTTTTCTTTTAGAGATCATTACAAACTAAAAGTTTCTGATCTTGAGTTCTTGTTTTTTATTTACGACTTAAGGTATTTTACTGGTACTACTATAAAAAAAGACTATCAATGCTCTTTAACCTTTATAACCAGAAACTTACCAGATCTAGTAAAAAATGGTTATATTAGCATATATTTAGAAAGATCACACAACAGGGCGAGAAGATATGTTATATCACAAAGAGGTAAGATTATTGTGACAAAATTTTGTACCACACTACAAGAGGAGGTGCTTATAAAAAACTTATTAAAATGAGATTAAAAAAGAAATACAGAGCTGGGGGTAAAATGAAAAAACCTATGACATATGCTCAAAATGGAGTTGTAGTGCCATCTGAAACAGAAGGAGTCAATACTAATAGAACATCATCACCTATGCTTTATAGTGATATTTATGGCCCTACATCTTATACAGGTTTAGGGGGACCAAGTGGAAGTCAAATTACCAGAGAAGGATCTCCTGGTTATTTACCAGATATAGGATATAGTGATAGATTTGGTTCTGGTAGTTTATTTTTTCAAGGCGATCAGCAAGGAAGAACGAAAGACAGGTTAGGTATGGCTCAAGGGTTTGATCAGTATGCTAATTTATATAATAGAATTAACGAAGATTTAATTGCTCCAAGAACAGGGTCAGACACACCTATGACGGCTGAAGGCCTTGCTAATTTGTATAACAATCCAAATGAATTATTTTCTATGATTGGTGAAGATGATGGTATTAGTTCCCGTGGGAATAATTTCCGTAAAAAGACTTTCACTACAACAAATGACGAAGGTCAAGAGGTTGAGAAAAATAGTTATTATTATAAATTAGATAATGACGATATGAAAAAGCTAGATCCTACTAAAAAAATTTTTGATAAGGGTGATAAGGGAGTTAGGTTAGGTACTAAGATGTCACTTGTGTTTAATAGTAAGGGTGAAGTGACTAGTGTTCTTTCTGATGACGGAATGTCTACGGGTATAAGATTTTCTGATGATGAAAAAAATCAGCTAAATCAATATTTTAAAGACCAGGTTTTTGAAAATTATATTACTCAAGGAAAGAGTGGAAAAGATTTAGAGAAGTACGCTACAAACGTAAGGGGTCCTCAAATAGCAAGTGAATTAGAAATAAAACCACTTTCTACTACAGGGTTAGATATGGATGCTGAAGTTAATAAAAGAAGAAACGTTCCTTCTTTCGTAGAGCAGGATGATGATGTTGCTTCTGATGTTCAAGGGGGTATGGATGCCTATAGATTTGATGATTCTGATCCTTTAGGTATGGATGATGATAAGACAGTTCCTTCAAGCACTGGAGGTGATACTGGGGATGATACTGGAGGTGATGCTGGTGATGATACTGGAGGTGGTAAAAAAAATAAAGAAACAACAACTAAAGAAACAACAACTAAAGAAACAACAACAGGTGTTAGTGTGGGAGGAAAGGATTATGATAATGAAGAAGAGGCTAAGGCTGCTTTAAAGAAAATACCTCAAACTCAACTTAATGATGAGGAGTATGAGTATTTATTTGGTAAAAAAGGAATGAAGGTTCCTGGATATAAAAAAGGTGGAATAACTTTAAAAAAGAAAAAAAAATAAATTATGGCAACTAATATGGACCCATCAATGTTGATGGAAATACAAGACTTAATAAAAGAATCTCAAGATCCTACGGCTCAGGGTAGAGGAAAAAGAAAAATGTCCGTAGAGGATATAAAGCTTTATGATTGGGAGCGAATGTCAGAAAAGGAAAAGGCTGAGGCCGCTGGAGACTTGGGCATGCCTGTAAAGGAGTTAGACAATAGACTTAGAGAAAAAAATGTTGAAACTAAAATGGAATTTAATATTGAGGGAGATGAGAAGGCTACGTCTAAACTTCAAAAGTCTGCTCAAGCGATGATAGATGCTTATGGTGGTAATATGAGTGGATCTGGATTTGATCGTGATATGAAAATGTTTGAAAATGCTTATGGGTCAGAGATGGCTGATAAGTTAGTTTCACAATTAAGGCCTAAAACCGACTCTAACGTTTCTAAACCAGAGGGGAGTGCCTCTACTACGATAGGGGGGGGTGACGTGATTCCATCAGCATCTGATATTAATACCCTTATTGATGAGGCGGCAGAGAAAAAGAAACAAGCTTTTATAGATTCTTTAAACAAAAAAGGTAATCCTGATTTAACTGAAGAATTAAAATTTGTTGATCAGTTTGATGAAAGTCAAAAAAAAAGTTCTGATCCATTTGCTGGTAGCTCTACACCTGTTTTTATGGACTCAGAATCTACTGCTGTTGAAGATATGTTACGTACAGTTCCTTCTCAAACTGTAGATGCACTTGAGCCTAAAGATAGAATAGACACTTCAGACGCTAAGTATACAGATGAAACTATTACTAAAGAAGGGGATCATGGAGATCCTTTTGCTGGAACTAATCTTGATGTTTTTTCAGATGATATAGTTCTTACAGCAGACGCTATGACTGACGAGGAAAGAAGAAAGCTTGAAGAGGATAGATTGGTTGATCAATTTATTGAAGGTAATTTACCTGAAGGTAAACAGAAAGGTGCTGGTAAAGAAAAGGTAAACAAATTCTTTAAGAGTTTACTTGGGAAAAATAAAAATAAGAAAAAGAAGAAGGATGATAACCAGGAGTTTCCAGAGTTTAAGGGTGATGAAATGGATAAGTATTATAATGCAGGAGGTAAGTTATCAGGAGGTCAACATAAACTTGATAAGAATAAAGATGGTGAAATATCTGGAGCCGATTTTAAAATGATGAAAAAAGGAGGTAGAATGAATTATATGGGTGGAGGTAGAATTAAACCTTTTATGGCGTACTTAATGGGAGGTAGAATTAATAAATCTAAATAAGTCATGAATGAGTCAATGGTTATAATAATAGAAGGCGTTAGCGATCACTCTATGGACATGCAAAGAGATGGTAAGGGTGGTGAGATGGATGTTATGGGTTATAAAACTCAAAATTTTCATATATGCCCTTCGGCAACTACAGCTTTCTCAGAACTTGTAAACAGAGGTTTTAGAGGAGATCAGGCTGAGATGTTATCACAAATAGCTATGTTGGTTGATGATTACTTAGGAATAGAGGTTATGGCCATGCAACAAGGTGGTACCGATATGGCTAACACAAGGAAGATGATAGATATGGGTAACTCAGCTTTTTATAACTTAGGAGCCTTTGCTATGGAAGTAGGGGACGAGGCTATAATGTCTTTATTTGACTTTATGCCAGATCATATTTTAAAAGTTGTTGAGATCTCTACAGAAGAGATTATGGATGATGAAGATTGTGGTTGTCACTAAATATTATTAGAATCTTTATATTTCTTTTTATTTTCTCTATATTGTCGTTTAGCATTTAAACAACCCTCACATCTACAACCTTTTCTATAAGCTGTAACAGATGGACATGGTTTTCCTATTCTACCCCTAGAAGCCCTATAATTACAACTATCGTGTGAGAACGCTATATTATCCATGTCAAAAAACAGATCCACAGGATCCTCTGAGTCCAACCAAGGAACTTTATGCTCTATAGTAAATCTATGAATATCCTCTATCTCACAACCACACTGATAACACCAGTTTAGATCTAACCTTTTAGCGAATGAAAATAATATAGCCTTACGAAGCCTGTTGGCTGCCGTGCCTGGATCCATTCCTAATTGCTCCTTTTTCTTTTTTTTAGAATTAGTTAACTTAGAATATTTCAATTTACTTACCCACCTTATCCATAGCGATCTTGTGAGCCTCTGTAAAAGACTTTCCTTCCCCCATTAGTTTAACCATCATTTTCATGTGTTTTATAGTGTGATGTTCTGCGTGTTTTTTCATGGTAGTCTTTTGTTTTTCTGACATATCAGAATTATCTATAAAAGACATTTTTGAAGATTTTTTATTAACACGCATTCCTGACTTTCCTTTAGGAAACCCTTTTTGCATAGCAGCGTAAGATTCTGGACTAATTGTAGATTTTGATTTAGATCTACTTGTGCCCGCTTTTTTTCTTTTATTTATATTTTCGTATAAACTCATTGTGTATATAATTTATTAATTAACATTTCCAACGCCTCCTAGCTTGACATATTCTTTTATTAGGAGTCTTTTTACAATTAACATTATGCATCTTCATTTGACCCTTACTTCTAGCACAATATGATTTTCTTCTTTTAGAATCCTTACTACCCTTTTTTACCTTACCAGTAACAGCGGTCTTTAACTTAGATCCTGGGTTAGCTCTCCTGTAAGCAGCCACACCCTTCTTAGTCATACCAGCACCAGACTTGGTCGGCCTGTAATTAGCCCCTTTTCCTTTTGTTGTTTTCTTTATAGTTGCTGCCATTACTTATTTTTTTTCTTCTTCTTTTTAGATTTCTTTTTCCAAAAAGCAAATGGCTTTCTTTTACTACCCTTCTTTCTAGACTTTTCCTTGCGACCTTTATTCTTAGAGGAGTCCTCTAATACAACACCTCCATCCTTCTTGTGTGATACATCCTTGCCATCACCAACCTTACCACCCAGAGCCTTGTCCTTTTTCTTTAATTGAACCCTGTAGCTGATCTTATCTTTCTGAAAGTCCTCGTACTCCTGTTTGTAATTTCGTTTAGCCATGATGCAAAGTTATAAAAAAAAGTGAGATATGCAAAGGTATGGGATAACTATATATAGGATGGGGGTTACGATTGCCAACCAAAGCGAATTTTTTTAGGGGGGTGGGGTACTCCGTAACTGATTTGCCGAAACCAGAAAACATAACTATCTAATGTGCTAAGATTTTGAACCTTCGTTTTTCAACATCAATTTACTTAAAACTTTTATACATATTATTTGTATATACCCTATATAATATTATATTATATTTTAATATACACATATACTATACATATCCAAACAATCATACATATTTATTTATCAACAGCTATAATGTTTATAACATGTTAGTAAATATAATTAACTAATTACTTGCATATGTTAAAATAATTACAGGACTTTATTTAAAGCGATTTAAAAGACTTAATATCTTTTTGATATAATACCATTCGGTACCGCAAGAAAGTTTATTAGACGATTTCTCCCTCAAGAAGAAACAACATAGAAAGTGAGACAACCTCCCTACTAATTAAATATATTATCTGTTAAACAGATTGATACCTCTGTTCACAAATTATTTTTAAATCATTTTCCTCAAGAGAGTGAAAATCTTTTACATTTTTTGTAGGATATTAAATTTATTTGTTTTTATATTTGTGTGTACAAACAATTTAAACCATATAACTATGAACGCAAACACAGACATACTAGATAAAGCAATGATTATAATGGAAAATTATATACCTAAATTTTGGAACTCAAGCAACTACAGATTAGATATTTTAGATGTATTATGTGGTAATACTAACTGGACTAAAGAAATGATTAGATTTGTAGAGACTCACGAAAATGATACTGAATTATATAAAGGACTTGGATATAAGACAATGATAACCCAAACCTTAATGCACGACATAGGTGGACTGATGAGTAGTGATGAATATTTCTTACCGAGAATATAAGTAATACTGATGAAGTCTGATTGACAGAAACAAAGAGAGAAGATTTAATAGCAAAATCTCAATGGTACTCATAAGAACACCTCACTCAATTGCACTCTCTTTGTCTATTACAAACTTAAAACTATATAAACTATGAATAATTCAATTAAAAAACAATCAAGAAGAGTAGGTGTGGCAGGGGGATTTATTAATCAAATGATGGGTAATAATTCAACAACTCCAAAGGTTGGTGAAGGTGCAACAATATTAATGTATTCAGATAGACATGCTTACGAAGTGATTGAAGTATCAGATTGTGGAAATGCTTGTGTAATTCGTGAAATGGATACGAAATTTGTTGGCTCGGGTTATGGTGATGAGCAATATACATATCAATCAAACGAAGATAACGCAACCAAAAATTTAGAGTGGAACGAAAAAAAACAATGTTGGGGAGAAGTTTCATACTCTGTTGAAATTATTAAATCGTTAGACAATAAGTATTATAAAAAATACGGATATGGCTCAACGGATATTTTATTAAAAGATTACGGAATTAAATCTTACTCCCATTTATATAGTGACCCAGAAGCCGACAATTACTACAACCAAATGGAAATAATAGAGGGTGTAACAAAGCGTTATAAGAATTTTAACAAGGTCTCAATAATATTTGGAATAATGGAAGAATATAGAGACCCTTCATTTTAAGTAATACTGATGAGCAAATATGCGAAACACTATCGCAAATCGGTAGTGTCTATTACAAACTTAAAACTATAACTATGAACACAAATGATATTGAAAATTTACAAAAATATGGCTCAGTACCAAACTTAAGACAAATAAAGATTAAACTTATAAGGGAAACAAATTACAGAGGTAAAAGAATCTGTATCTATGAACCTAAAAGATATTATGATGATAAGACAAGGAGAGTTTATCTATCTTACGAATCTAAATACAATACTATATCTGAACAAGCATTTGAATACTTAACACGAATAGGTTTCAATGTAGTATCAAGAGCATCAGAGTTTGAAAACTATATATTTTTCTGTGATAATTGGGGGAAAGAATTTATAGATTTAAAATAATAATTACTAACTAAAAACTATACAACTATGACAACTAAAAAATATATCGTAATAGATACTTGGAACGGAGAGGGATACTCTTCTGATAATGGAACAGACATACAAGTATTTGACTCCAAAAGGAAAGCTATGAACTTTGCTAAAAAAAGAGCTAACGAACAGTATGCA